GAGGGCATCAACGATAAACAAGGCAATCGATGCCGGAGCTTGGATAGGCTTCAATCAAGACGGAAGTCCTAACATCGACGTTCAGAAAATGAACGCCTATTATGAAAAATTAGGAACTTCAAAGATTAGTCAAACTGAAGCTAAAACCACCTCTCTTCTTGGAAACATCGAGATTAAAAAGGCTGACTTGCAAAGGCTCATTTCTCAGGGTGCGTCCAGAGGCGAAATTGACCGCGCTAAACTTGAATTGGACAAGTCGATTAAAGAAGGAAGGTTGCAGCTTGATCGTGAAGAGCTTGATCTGAAGAAGACAACTCAAGAAGCCAAGACTGGTCTTGAGCGGGAGAAGTTTGATTTCTCCAAGGGCCTTCAACTTGAAAGGCTTGCGCTTGAAAAAGTGAGAGTCGATCAGCTTGGCAAAAGAGCTGACGCTTATGTTCAAAAAATTCTTCAACCTGCAAAGAATGGAGAAATCAAGCTCAACGCCGTAGATGACAGGCTTGTCAAAAAAGCCGCTGATGACATTGCCAACAAACAGGGCATTTCCGACGCAATTGGATATGAGATTGGGGTTCTCGATGATCCTTCAATTGATGAATATGTAAAACGAGCTTCCGCACAAAACATACTTAAAATTCTAAACAGCGCAGAAGGCAAAGATGCCGTTGGTGTTGAAGAATCAAAACGTCTTGGACAGTTCCTTGAATTTCAGTTGAACCCAGTCAGGGGACTTGCAACTGGTAGGTTATTTGGAACCGATCTTCCAAGATTTGTTGAGCAAATTTCGATCAAAAAAGAAGAGCTTGATACCCGTGTTAATGAGGGCATGAACAGGGTAAACAGCATTTACAGAAAATACGGAAAAGACATTCCAGCAGGAACATCTCAAACGCCTTCGAGAAGCACGATGATTACCGCTCCTGCTACTCAGGCGATGCGTTCAACAAACGCTGCCGTTTCAACTCCTTCTTTTAGGACGATTGAAGAAGCTAAAGCCGCCGGAGTTAAACCTGGAACAAGGGTGATTATCAACGGAGTGCAAGGAACCATTAAATAATTTATGGATGAGTACGTTTTGCAAAATGAAGGTCAGACCGATCAGGTGCAAGCTGGCCAACCTATTCAACCAGTTGATGTAGGGCTGTCGGAACAGCCGATGAATCAGGTTTCTGCTCAACCTGAAATCACGTTTGTTCCAGATAATCAGCAGGGAATAAACTCGGCTACAGAGATTTCATTTGTTCCTGATGAAGCTCCTATCGGATCTATGGAAGCGGTTCAGCAAGCTGCTTCTGATGCCTCTCTTGTTGGTCGTGACACGTTTAGGCCAAGAAGCCTTTTGGTTGAGCAGGCTGATCTAAGGCTTGGCCGTGAGAGCGCCAAGAAGTTTCAGGAGTTTGAGGCAAGCGGAGGCAATCCTGAGGTTCCAATCGAATTCTCACCTAAAGAGCAAAAGCTCTTAAACGAGTATCGGTTCAATCAGGCTCGACGAGGAGTTGGTATGGCTGCCGGTTTGGCCGCTGGAATTGGACTTTCTCAAATTCCAGGTGGCCAAACGATTGGTGGAGAAATGCTTGCTGGCGTTGGAAGTGAACTTCTTCGCCAGACGATAACTCCAGAGCCATATGATATCCAAGAAGCCGCTGCTCAGGGTGTTCCGCTTCTTGGCAGTCTTTCAAAGCGTGGAGCTGGAGGGTTTCGTAGTCCTTTGCAGTTTTTGACCACTGCTGAAACTGGAGTTACTCAGCAGTCTTCAAGGTTGAAGCAAATTCTCAAAGAGGGTGCCGCTGGCGGGATGACTGGGGCGGCTCAAGGTTTTGCCTCAACACTTGGAGATGAGTCTGGGAAAACTGAAGAGATTATTAAACAGGGCGCGTTGAGTGGTCTTTTCCTTCCTACATTTTCAGGAGGACTAAGAGGTCTTGGCGCGCTTTCCAGAAGTGGTGGAAGCCTGAAAAGGTTTGCCGGAGAACTTCAGCGCCCTTACACGCAGCAGTTCCTAACCGAACGCGCAGACGCAATTCGCCGAGAGCTTGGTGCCGGTGGAGGAATCGACCCTGCATTAGCAGGGCAATTGGCCGACACGCTTTACTCGCCGCAACTTTCTGGAACTCGACCTGAGGACATTCGAGCTTGGCAAGGCAACATTACCGACTTCCTTCAAAATTCTATCAGGACTGGAAGCGCAAACGGTCTAAGCGGAGATGAACTAACCAATCAAATTGTTTCCGAACTTAAGCGGGTTACAGAACGTAAAGACATCGACGAAAATTTGATCAGCGGAATTGTTCTCAATGCTCAGCAGATGATCGATGAAGCGAAGAGAAAGGTGGATGTTGCGTTTAATGAAAAAAACGCAGAACTACTTGGCGCTGCGAGAAGGGCTGAAGGCGAACTTCAGTTGCAGTCTAAATCCATTTTCGACGACATCAGAAATCTTGAGACTCAAAAGAAAGATCTTAGGGCATCTGACGACATTAGAAGAACACAGATCGACAATGAAATAGCTGATAAACAAAGGCAGATCAATGAAATCGAAAGCGGTTTCGACCCTAAGTTTGGTTACGGCAAATCTGTAACCCAATTTGAAACCGGCAAACAGTTTGGAGAATACGCAAACATTCTTCTTCAAGAATTCAAGGACAAACAGAAAGCGGGATACAAGGCTTTAGATCCTAAACTAAACTCAATTTCTGTTTCTGTTCCTAAAAAAGACAAGTTTGGGAAAACGGTAAAAGACGAAAATGGAAACGATGTAACTGAGACTTTTACTCTCAATGATCTAAAAGATCAGAGAACCAAAATTCTTAACCAAATAGATTTCAACAAGAAGGTTCAGCAAGCTGATTACGATACGTTCCAAGAACTTGATCGTGTTCAAGGGCTGATGGAAGAGGCTCTTAATACTGATCCTGGTTTCAAGGCTGCATTTAAGGCTCAAAATGCAGAGTATCGAGAGGGGATAAACAGGTTCAAGGGAAGCATCATCTCTAGTCTTTTGAGAGATGTTGGCGAGGGAGGTGGAAGTCCTGAAGCTGTGTTGAGCCTTCTAGGAACTCGTGGAGGACAAGCATTAGAGGTGATGAAGAAGGTGGCAGGTTCTGAATGGGAACCCACCTTCAAGCCTCTGCTTGAAGACTTTGTTTACAACAAACTTCGTAAGGTTGGCCAAACTCCAGAAGAGTTCTTGTCTTTGTTGACGGAGGCAAAAATGGGCAAAGGAAGCCAATTGACCGGAGAAGTTGCTAATGAGTTTTTTCCGCAGCTTTCTGAAATCCAAGATGTTGCGGCACGTTACAAAGATTTAATTGATAAAAAATCTAATCTAACGACTCAGAAAAACGATCTTCTCGTTAAGTCTAAGGAACTTGAGGCTAGAATTGCAAAAGATGACAAGGCTGCTGTAAATTTGTTTAAGGAAAACGAAAGAAAACTTAAATCAGTAACCTCTGAAATTCAGCGTCTTGAACAGCCTCGCCCTTATCTTGGCAAGGAACTTAAAGAGATGGACGCTAGGACGAAACAAATAACAGCCGCTTTGGCCGACCTTCAAAGTGCTGTAAATGGAAAATTGCCGATCAAGATAGATGACGAACAAATCAAGCTGATCTTATCAAATCCAGACTCTGAGCGGTTGGCCAAGGATCTTCAGATTTACGTTCAGCAAGCGTCTAAAGAGGCGACTGACTTCCAGAAGATGGTTTTGGACGCAACCAAGACTGGAAGGCTTTCCGCCGATCAGGTTCAGCCGGAAGATGTGGTCAAGTTTTTGACAACTGATTATGGCAAAGAACAAAGGTATGTCGTTCAGGAGTTTATGAAAGTCATGCGGAACGAAAGGCCAGATCTTGTTGGGGACGTTCAGAATTTGATTGTCGGAAATCTTTTCAAAGATTCACTGGATGCAGGCAAGAAACAGGTGAACATCAATAAAATGCGGGAGCTGATTTCTGGTCAGTACAATCCGCTCATTGTTGAGGCGTTCGGAAAATCTGGAGTCGAACAGATGAACAAGATTGCTGATCAGCTTTCTGTTGTCATCGAGAAGGACAGCCTCGTTAAGAGCAAGCTAATCCCCGCCGTGACATCTGCCGTTGCCTCAGCTTTTGGGGCAAACATGTATGGAAGAATGGCGTTGTCCAACCTTGCCGCTGTAAGCGGAGCTGCTGCAATCGGCAGGATTCTTAAAAATCCAGATTATCTTGCCACGGTTACAAAACCAATCGATCAGGTTGCAAAGGATCAGATGGACGCATTCAACCGTCGATGGCCTAAGATTCTTACGCTTGAGGCTGACCGTTTGAAAATGCGTAACGATGAGCGCGAAGAGGCTGAACGCCCTCAAATTCCATCTGCTTCTGTTCGTCGATTCTAATGAAAACCTCCCTCTCCAAAAAAGGTAACACCTACAAGGGACGTAAGGTGACGCTCAACAAGCCGTTCTACACTCCCGGCGAGCGGAAGAAGAGCGCGGTGTACGTCAAGAACGACAAAGGAAACGTCGTCAAGGTTCGCTTCGGCGATCCGAACATGGAAATCAAACGCGACAATCCTGAGCGTCGTAAGAACTTCCGCGCGCGGCATAACTGCGATACAGCGAAAGATCCTACCAAACCCAGAACGTGGTCGTGCAAAGCATGGTAATTTTATGGACAAGATGAAACTTGGCGGTGGCGGTCGTTACGAGAAGCTGGTTTCCAGCCTTGAAAAGAAGGGAGTTCGCGATCCGAAGGCTTTGGCCGCCGCAATCGGGCGTAAAAAGCTGGGGCGTGAGCGGTTCCAGTCTCTAGCCGCGAAAGGTCGTCGCCGCGCCGAGCGTGAGAAGGCTAACGCTTAGGATATCGTCCTTTGGAGTACGGTTTCTTAACCGACTCCTTATCCACGACAAACTTCTCAGGTTCTGCGTAGTTCCATGAGATGTCGCCGCCCGTACCACGCTGGATCATAATCGATCCGGTGACTTTTCCGTCCTTATCCGTCATGCCGGAGCGGTCTGCTCGTTTCGCCATGCCGAGCATGAACTTGCGAGGATTGTTGAAGCCAACCTCCTTCATCACAATCACCTCGCGCGCCCAGTTCGTTAGATCGGACGATCCGAATCCTGAGTAGGCCAAATCTGCCACGCTCTCCGGTTTGTCATCCTTACCCTTCGGCTTAGGAAAGTGATGGACAAGCACCAGGACAACGCCCGTCTCCATCATAATCGGCTGGAGCAGATGCCGCGTGAAGTTCGCGCAGACCTCGATGTCCGCAGGATTGCCGCCCATGTAGGAGAGCAGCGGATCGATGTAAACCACGTCCGCCTTGGTCTTGCGAACGAGGCGACGGAGCATTGTGGCGAAGTCTGTTCCGGTTCGAACCGTTTCGCGGAAGAAGAGCATGTCAACGCTCCGCAATCCTCGCTCCCAGTTCTCCTTTCCAAACGTCATCTGAGCCGCCCCCTTGAGTGCGTCATGCTGATCGGCGATGTCGTTTTCCGCCTGAATGTAAGCCACTTTTAACGCCCGGACGGGCTTTACGCCAAACCATGCTTCGCCGGACGCCCACTTCATCCCCTGATACGCGGCCATTGAGCTTTTACCGCAACCACTTTGGCCTACGAAGAGAAGCGAAGATCCGCGACGTAGCCACCTGTCGCCGATCAGATTGTCAGGATCATTCTTCGGGTCGTACTCGATGATGCTATCGAGCGAGAACTCCTGAGGCATGTCCTGCGACTCCAGATAGTCCGTGAACGCATCCCAGTTCACGACACCCACATTGATGGCCAACAGCTTCTGCTCATTGCCATCGCGCATCACACCGGCAAGACGGCTGAACCTGCTCGCGTTCTTGTTCTTCGGATCGATGCCGAGAGCCTCTAGCTGGCGATAGACGACATCACGACGCTCGCTCCATTCCTCCTTATTTGCCGCATCGACTCGTACCCAGCCGTGCAAGCTCTTGCCACCGGAATCGATGACGACGGACATCGGCAGCTTCGACTCCTTGAGGATTGTCCATTGCTCGTCCTTGGTCTTCTCGTCCATCTCGACCAGCACATGGCGGAACGCTGCCACGCCGGAATCAGAACCACTCTCATCGAAGCATGGGTTGACACGGACGTATGCGCCACGGCTGTCAGGACCGTTCCACATGGCGCTGATGGGCGGCGTGAAATGGTTCTTAATCCATTCGTCGCGCTTGAGGAATGTACCCTTGGAGTTTGGTCGAGTCCGACCTTCCTCGTCGCTTACGATGTCATTGCAGATGCAGACAACTTCATCTGGTTCAAAGCAGGCTTTTAAGAAATCTATGGTTGAAAATCGAAAGTCCGATTGCGGAATTGCTTGGATCTTTCGCACCACGAACTTTCCGGTGGGTGATACTGGAGTTCCGCCCTGCCCCATGCCGGAATTCGATTCGAGAAGCCAGCCACGCGGCTTGTCGTGCGGAACCTTGGACGCCTGATCGAGCTTGTGGGCTAGTTCATGCGGCTTCCATGGTGGGAGGCATTTCGCGTTGTACTCGTGCAGGAGCGACTCCGCATCCCCCGCATTAAGCTCAAAACCGTGTATGAGCGCGGTTGCTACTGCGAAGGTCGCGTTATGACCGCCTTGACCAGCGACGGCTCCTGGGGTGTTTCTAAGCCACGCACGCGCACGGTCGATCTTTGATTGATTCATTCGATTCCAAGTTGTTTTCTCGCTAATTCCCCGCTTTGGCCAAG